TCAGGCAGCACCGTCAGCCGTCCCAAGCAGAATATACACAACGCCGTAGAGACGAGACAGTATTAAGCCTGATAAAAGCACATGCTCTAGGTGAAACGCCTTACACGCTTCCTCAAGCCGTTTTAGATCATCACCTTGAATGCCTTCATAGAACCAACCTGCACGAAGCATGTCCGAAGCAGGACGATTCACAATACGGCGTGCAAGCCAATTCTGATACACCGCTTCAAGCTGATCATCATCAATGTCTTTACGGACGAACTTGCCACCTGTGGCTTTGTCACGCTCGGTACCAATATTCGATACCAAGTTTGTATATGCACCAGCATCGCCAATGGCATTGATTGCTTTTTTGACAGCATCAGCGACCATGGTTTTAAGCTTGCCGTCTGCATTGTTTTTTTCTTTAGCCATAAATACCTCTAATCAAATACAGTCGGCTTTTTCGCAAGTGAATCGTTAATTGCATCGATGGTTGGATCCCATTGGTCATCATGTTCATGGGTGAAATCAGCTTTTAAGCCCTCAATTTCTTCAATGTAGTTCAGCAACCACGGCGCACTTACAGGCAGAACAACACGACGATCCTCGACATAGAACACTACATCCATGGTCCGGGTCAGTTTGTCGGTATCCCGCTGAATCGCTTTGATAGGTAATGTGGTTTCACGCGAAATGTTTTGGATCAGCATCGTTCCAGATGCCTTGTCCTCGATGGCCATGTATCGAAGCTTGCCGATCTTGGTATTGCTTTCCTTATGCTTATTGATGAAAGCCTTAGCTTCCTTAATCAGTTCAGGTGCTTCCCACTTACCACGGCGCACATCAATGATGTAAAGCCGGTTGTCATACCCAAGGCCTGCACATAAGAACACTGAGTAGTCGTTATGTTCTTTAATCTTCTGTGCTGTATCTGCCCAGATCGCACGCCATTTCAATACCGGCAATTCAAGATAACGGTCAAACCATTCAGCCTTAACCAGATCACCCCCAAGTTTTTTCGGTGCCTGCTGGTACTGACTGCTGAACGTATAACGAGACACTGTAGCGCCGTCTTTGTCTTGGCCACCTTTCTCCAGCTGTAACAACGATAGTAATGACTCTTTCAAAGGCCAGTAGCTTTGACGGCCTTTTTCATCACGTTCAACATCTCGCGGCACTTTCTTTCGAATGTGCTCTGGCAATGCATTGATGTATTCATCATCAATCAGGGCCGGTATTGAAATCTGGTGCCAATTACCCGGAACGTTGCCGGTCATCACGAAATTAGTCGGATCCTCAACGTGTAAACGCTGCATGATCAGAATAATTGGTGTGGATGATCTAGCCTTACGTGAGTTGACCGTGTTCAGAATTTTACGGTTTGCCTTGTTACGTGCCGTCTTACTGAATGCATCTTCAGGCTTGAGTGGATCGTCCAGAATAATCGCACCGGTAAATCCAGCATCTGCCAAAGTACCTGCACGACGACCTGTCACTTGACCACCCATCGAAGCAGAATAAACATGCCCTGCTTCATAGCCATCTACAGTCGTTTTCCAACTTGCCTTAGCATCGGTACTGGTCGAGATCTTCACAGGCCATAAGCCCTGAAAATCGACCGATTTCACGATGTTTCGCGCCGTTGATGACACATCCTCTACAAGTGATTGTGAGAATGATAAATATAAGAATCGTGAACGCTGATTCCGTGCGATACCACGTGCAATCAGATTAGTCAGTAATTCAGTCTTACCCGAACCCGGTGGAACGTTAATGACTAGGTTTTCAATCCGCCCAGCAATAACCTCGTCAATCGCCCAAGCCATATACTCATGGTGCCAATTGACTGAGAACTTAAACCCCATGCGGGGCTTAAAGAATGCACGTGTAAAAAACAGGTGCTCATCTTCACACTTCATGCGCTTTGCTTTGAGTTTTACAGGATCAATATTCACTCTCGAGTTCATTTATTGCCTGCCTTATCTGCTCATCGGTAGCGGTCACAGGAGTGACGTTTTCACTCTGCAATGGGCCACCACCAGCGCCTGTAATTTCTTGCTTATTGGTATATTTACCACCCATATCTTCAGCTGCTTGCTTGAGAATGCTTAGCGCTGCTACTCGGTTTTTGCCATGCTTTTGGTATTGGTTTTCCAATCTCTGCAATCGAACAGTCAGGTTAGCAATTGGAATGTTTTGCGGCGCTTCTAAAAAATCTTTACGGGTAGCCTCAAATTCAGCTTTTAGTTCAGCGCTTAAGTCTTTGCCAACGCGCTTGGTTGGGTCATAAGCTTCACACTGCTGACGGCTTACATCAATCGTAAATTCTTCTTTGACGAGCAGTACGGTTTCCTGAGGTGTATTAAACTGTGCAAGTGACCGCACAATAAAGAGTTTTTGCTTTTTATTTAAAGTAGCCATTTCCTTCTATCCGTCAAAGTACGTCAAAGAAGACGGCCAAATAAAAAGAGCCCAAAGGCTCAATTGATCACACAGTTCCCACAACACGCAGACACATTAAAATCAGATACAAACGGCGCATTCTTTGAGATTTCGACTAAGCGCTTGACACTCTCGTTTGCACCCCAACGTTTGACCACGCCATAGAACTCTTCAACGTCATGACCCGCTAAGTAATGCTTTGGTAAGCCAGTATTGTCGCTGTACATGATTTCGTCGTCTTGATCACGTTCTACGCCAATGTGGTAAAGCTCATGCTCGATCAAGGCACAGAAGTCATGATCTGAAGCTTGCTCACAGAATGAGGCATCGATGGTAATTAGATAAACAGGCACACAACCAAACCAGTCTCGCATCTGCTGTTCCTGCCGGGCTTTCTTCCATCCACCTTGGTTAAACATCACTTTTTCACATTGACCGAGTACCATGCGTTTCTTTGACTGGCATGCAGATGATGCCCAAGCAAAAGCTAAGAAGGTTTCATCGTCGTGTAGTAGCTCAGAGATATGGTCATGATCTGGATTGTGGAGCTGACCACCAATGGTTAGAAAGTTTTTAATCACCCATTCTTTTAATTCCACGGCGGGTGCAATGCGAATTGCTTCTTCTTCCTCAGCCTGATCAATAAGATCCGTCGGTGGGAAAGGTCTGATCTGTTCCATCTTCTAATCTCTCTAACTGCGACTTGATCCACCGAATCACACCACCCGACTCAATTGCATGTGGCTCAAAACGCTGAATCCTGTAACCCATATCTTCAGCTAGATCATACTTATTAAATGCGTTTGCTATCTTTCTTCCACCACGCCCGACAGCCCAAGGACTACCTGCTATTTCAATAAGAAGTCTCAGCTTCACAATATAAAAATCGAATCGCCAGTTTTTAGTGGATTCAAATTGAAATTTACGCTCATAGCCAATCAGGTGTTCTTCTAACTCCTGAAATAAAGTCTCTTCAGCTTCTAGGTATTTTTCTTTTGCTTTAGGAAGAGGTTTAGAGCGTGGTTTGGTTTTAGGTGGGCGCTTTTTTGTTTTCCAGAAATAGTCGTCTGCGTTCATATTTTGCGCCCATTAAAAAACCACCCGAAGGTGGTTTAGTTTAAAACAACATCGACATCTGCCCAAACTCATAAATCGTTAATGCAAGGACAAAGGCCGAAACCGAGATTATAAGCACATCTTGTGAAGCCATACTTTTCTCCCTTTATTGTTCTTTTTTTATACTCTCACAATTAAAAAAATTATCAACACTAAAAGAATACATTTCTCACAATTTACAGTGATAGATATGTAAGAAATTATACATGAACAGTTTATTTGTTAATTAATCGTAGAGACCTAGTTTTAGATTTTTAATTCGCTTTTTGAGCTTTATCATGATGCCATCAATCGATAGCATCTCATTGCGAGTCAAACCAGAACGGCTTAGGTTTTGGTACTTAGACAGCTCAGCACTGCAAAACTCTAAGTCTTTTTTAGCTTGTACTTTGTCTGTCATAGCATCCACCCAATAAGAAAAGAAAAACCCCGCCAATAATGCATATTGAGCGGGGTTTTATGTGCCGTAATCCGTTCGGCAAATGACTAAGGAAACGTAGCGAAAGGCCTTATATTTCTTTCAAACAATCACGGCATTCTTTGACTTCACCGTCAATCTCAGTTGCACCATGAAGGCCAAGTAAACAAATTAACAATTGAAGCATTTCGTTCTCCTACAATCATATATTTATTACAAAACCCAACACTAACTAAATTGTTTAGAAGCCATGCAGAGCAGCTTTTTGAACAATTTTATCGAAGTTTGAGTGTGAAGCGTGTTTGCTAGCAATGCGCTTTGATCTATAGCAGCAACTTGCCATAACACCAATACCTAATAAAGTTAGTAGCTTCATCTTTAATTCCATCCATGTAGAATATTTAATTAAAAATATCACCCGAAATTGTATCTATCCAATCTCATTTTGATGAATTATTGTTCACTATGTAACTAAATAAGGATGTGGTGATCTGCCACACCCCTGCCTATAGTTCGATATTAATCAGCTCGGCAACTGATCTACCGCTACTCACAATCACATTAACCTTACATGCACGGTCAACTTCACTTGCTTTCATTCTCTTTAAGGTCGGGTTGCCAAGCCCTAGCTGGAATTGCCTAAACCATCTAGGCGTTTACTCAAGGCATGTTCTGTAAGCTGGCACACTCACAGGATAGGGTTGTCATATAGCACGTCCTCAAATTGAGGTTGTGCCATGAGGGTCAAATGGGAGGCGGCATTAAAATTTAAACCACTACGATTAAAGTTAAGCCGCCATAAAAAAAGCCCATCAAATGATGAGCTTTTTACGGTAATTAAGTGAATTTCCATATGTACGTCCACTATAAATGAAATATGCCATACCCTGTGCGCACACTCAAGTGGTTTTTTCAAAAGTTTCAAATACAAAATGCGGGTGTCTGCTTTTGATATAAGCAAGGCCGCATTTTAGATCTTGGCGAATTTGGTTCACAGATGTGTCATTACTCCCAGCAATATCGCGTAATGAATTACCTATCACGTAGTGAGACCAAATTGATGAGATCCACTCCTGAAGGATTACATCTTCTACAAGTTGAATATCAAGAAATAGTCTTTGAATTGCACGTGCTTCGTTGCAGTCTAATTGGCAGCATGTTCCTTTTCGGCGTACGCATAGACGATCTCTAAGAGTCTCGTCTGACATGTACATTGCAAGCAGCCGCTCGCGTTGCTGCTGCGTTATTCTTTTTGTTGGCATGGTTTTAACAACCATTACCATTGTTTCATTGTCGCCATTTATCCAAGCTCCAAGCTGACGACACCATTCTTCAAAACTGTATTTCGACCAATCTGTCGCTTGCATAATCGTTACTGCTGCCGTCATCCCAAATCCCCTAC